CGCTGACCGAGGAGGAAAAGACCCTCCCGGAGAAGGCGCAGAAAGAGATCCAACGCGCCAAGCGCGCGGTGAACAAGAAACACGCCGAGATGCGTGCCGCTCAGGAGGCTTTGCAAGAAGCCGAGCGCTTTGCCGAAACGCAGTTCAACGAAAAGCGCCTGCTCGAGCAGCGCCTGAGCGAGCGCGAATCGGAAATCCAGGCGCTGAAGCCGGCCAAACCGGCCGAGCCCGAAGCGAAAGAGCCCGATCTCAAGGACTATACCAACGACCAAGGCCAGGTCGATTGGGTGAAGTTCCAGAAGGACACTGCCAAGTACGCCGCCGACCAGGCCATCAAGGGCGAACGGCAGCGTCAGGCCGACGAGGCCGCAGCTCGTGAGCGAGCGGCACACGAAGCACGCGTCAAAGCGCAAGCCGACAAGGCGCGCGAGGCGCATCCCGATTTTGATGAAGTGGTTCGAGCCGGAGCGGGGACCGAGGCGGATAAGGCGCCCCAGTTCGTATTGAACTACCTGTTTGAAAGCGAGAATTCCGGGGAGTTGGTGTATCACCTGAAGAAAAACCCGGACATTCTGCAACGTATCGCGAAGATGAAGCCCATTCTCGGCATTGCCGAGTTGGGCAAGCTCGAAGATTCTTTGATCAAACCGAGTCCCGCTGCGAAAGAAGCTCCTGCAGCCAGTGGTGCGATCGCTACCCAGCGGGGAGCTCCGGCTCCCATCACACCCTTGGAAGGCGATGGCGCGGCGGGCATTCAAACCGATCCGGCCAAAATGTCCTACAAGGAGTTGAGGGCTTACGAACGCGCACGTCGCGCGGAGAAGTCCCACTGATGGGGTGACGGGGCTCCTGAAACCACTTTTCAGGAGTCACACACTTGGTTGCTCAAACACTGCTGACGATGAGCTACATCACGAATGAAGCTCTCGTCGTTCTGGAAAACGAGCTGGTCATCGCCAACCGCGTCGAGCGGCAATACTCGGATGAGTATGCGCAGACGGGTGCGAAGATCGGCGCCACCGCCAACATCCGACGCCCGCCCCGTTACAAGGGCACCTACGGCGCGCCGCTCAACGTGGAAAACACGTTCGAGTCGAGCGTTCCGATCTCGCTCAACTACCAGTTCCACGTCGACGTACAGTTCACGACGCAGGATCTGGCGCTGTCGATGGACATGTTCAAGCAGCGCATCCTGCGCCCCCAGGTCGCAACGGTCGCGAACCGTATCGACTCGGACACCGCGCAGTACGCCTATCTGAACACCGCCGCGACGCTCGGCACCTTCGGGACCTCGCCCAACTCGCTCAAGCTCTTCACGGATGCGCGCGCGATCCTGGCGGCGGAAGCCTGCCCGCGTGAAGGCGTGAAGAACTGCGTGCTGGATCCGATCAGCATGTCCTCGATGGTCTCGACCGTGCAGGGGCTGTTCAATCCCCAGGCCCGGATCAGCGAATTCATCGATGAGGGTCTGATCGCCCGTCAGTTCGCAGGACTCGACTGGTGGGAGGATCAGAACATCCCGGTGTTCGCCACCGGCGCACAGGGCGGCACGCCTGTTCTCACGACCCCGATTGCCGGCACAGCATTCCTTACGGATGGCTGGGCACAGTCCGGTACCGTGAGCACTCAGGGCTGGTCCAACAGCACCGCCGTCATCAACGTCGGCGATGTGATCCAGTTCGCAGGTGTCTTTCCGGTGAACCCGCAGAACCGCTTGCAATACGGCAAGACACTGCGGCAGTTCGTGGTGCTGCCTCCGGGTGGCTTCACGATTCCGCCCAACGGGGCGGCCGCTCCGGGACTGACCTACGCTCCCGCGACTCTGGCGGCCGGCACGTTCAATCCGGCCACGGGTCAGTACACGAGCTCCGGTACCGGCACGCTCACCCTGACCATCGGCGACTGCTGCATCTCGGGCGGCCAGTTCCAGAACGTGACTGCGGCTCCGGCCTCGGGTGCTGCGATCACGGTCAATGGCGGTGTGGGATCGGCCAACCAGACGAGCCCCCAGGGTCTGGTGTTCCACAAGTACGCCTTCGCGCTCGCCTTTGCGGATCTGCCACTGCCTCGAGGCGTGGAGTTCGCCGCGCGAGCCTACGACGACGAAGACGTGGGGATGAGCATCCGCTGCGTCACGCAGTACACCATCAACAACGACTCCGAACCGACGCGCTGCGATGTGTTGTATGGGCCTGGGAGCCTGTACCGCACGCTCGGTATCCGGATCGCAGGATAAGGAGCAACACACATGCCTTCAGTCAATCCCGGTCCTGCGACTACCAGCACGCCCAACACCACAGCGGAACTGGCGCCGGTCAATACGCTGCAGAAACCCGTTGAGCTGGGCACCAATGCGCTGCGCCTCCTGGGTGTCGCGCGCGGGGTCAGCGGCAACAGCACAGGCGATGCGGCGGTGATGCAGATCATCAATGCAGGTAGCTGGTTGCCAGTCAACATGGTGACGGCCAACGGCCAGGTGAGTGGCGTGGCGGGCTCCATTGCCACTCTGGCATTGGGACTCTTCACGGCTGGGGCCGCAGGCGGCACCGCGATCAAGTCCAATGCGGCCCTGGCGAGCAACTCGGCGGCCAACTCGGCCATCGTGACTGCGACGACTGTCACAGCGGTCGCGCAAACCGCCCAGAGTGTCTATGTCAACGTGGGGACGGCTCTCGCCAACTCCACGCTCGACATCTTCCTCTACGGCTACGATCTGACCTAACACGAAAGGGGGGGGTCGAAAGATCCCCCCTTTTAGGAGAAAGACATGCCTCTGGGTCCACAAATTTTGGCATTTGGAAATATCCAAAGCACGTTCATTCTGACCGTGTCTTTGACTCCGGCCGCCACAGGCGCGACGACAACGGCCGAGCAATCATTCACGGTTCCAGGTCTTCTCGTGGGAGATTTGGTTCAGGTGTCTTTCAATGGTGCGTTTTCATCGTTAGTGGACATTGTCAATGCACGCGTCAGTGCGGCGAATACACTGACGCTGGCCTTTTCCAATGTTACGGCGGGATCACTGACGTACCCTTCCGGATCTTTCCAAGTTGAGGTCAATCGTCCCTCTCCGGGACTGACCATGACTGCTATCCAATAGGGGGCATCATGGCGGTCAACGGCAGTTTTGCCCCCAATGGACCCACGGTCCTGGTGGATAACACAGCGCGACAGATTGCGCCGATGAATGCGGTAACCAATCCGGGATATCGCGTGCGCAATCTCAGTGCCAGCGTGCAGTATTTCACACATGGCGCGACCAACGCGGTAACTAGCGTGGGAGCGCCCGCGGCGGGAACTCCGTCCAACAATACCATTGGCATGCTTCCCGGCAGTGTCGAGACCTTCGCGAACCTGCTGCCCTGGATGATTGCCAGCACCGCCACCGGTTTTGAAGTCACACCTGGCGAGGGGGTCTGACATGGCGCTGCGCGCTTTAAGCGGTATTCCATCAGGGTCACAAGGGCAGCCCAACGGCGTTGCGACACTCAATGCCGCTGGCAAGATTCCGCCCGCGCAGACGGTCTATGCATCGTCCGATGTGGTCACACAAGCCGCCAACATTGGCGCGACCACGATCTATGCCGTCCCGAGTGCTGGCCTCTATCGAGTGAATGCTTACGCGGTCGTAACACAGGCGGCCACTACTTCATCCACCTTACCCAATGTCGGAATTCTCTGGACTGATAACGATACCAGTGTCGCGTTATCTTCCGTCAATGTGACACCGACGAATACAGCCAATGCTCCAGGGGCTTTTGGCAACGCCGATATCGTGATCAGCGCGAAAAGTGGCACGAACATTCAGTATCAGACATCCAATTACGCCTCATCGGGTGCAACGCCAATGCAATATGCGGTGCATCTGCGCGTGGAATATCTCGGTTAGATGACTACTGCGAATGAAATCCTGATCGATGCGTTGGTCGACATCAACGCGCTGGCCCCAGGTCAGGCGTTGGCCGCTACCAACGCGGTCGTCGCACTACGCAAGTTGAACGATCTCATCGACTCATTGAGTCTCGATCAGGACTTCATCTATACCACCGTCGAGAACATCTTTCCCTGGACGCCGAACCAGTTCAAATACACGGTCGGTAATCCAGTCGGAGGGACCTTCAGCGGTACGCTCGTCAGTGGATCCCCGGTCATCTCGAACGTGACGGTCCCCTCGACGTTGATCGTGGGCGGCACGATCACAGACATTCAGGCTGCGATTCCCGCTAATACGACCGTGCTGAGCATCAATGCAGGCGCGGGTACGGTCACTCTGAGCGCCAATTCTCTCCAGACCGTCTCGACCCCCGAGATCTTCACTTACACCACACCGGGGAATATCAACATTCCGCGACCGTTGCGCATCGATTCCGGCTATACCCGGATCACAGCGGCCGGAAACAACAATCTGGACTACTGGTTTGAATGCACCATGAGTCTGGAGCGCTATAACGAATTCGGGCTCAAGTTCAATCCCGGCC